TGAACGAACCGCGCACCATCGAAGAGCAGTACACCAGCGCCGGCAATGCCGATGATTTGACCGTCACGTCAGAACGGCGCACCGATGCGGATGTGCTGATCGCCAGCGGCTGGACACCGGGCCTGCTGGGCGGCGTGCTGATGCGACTGCACAGTGAATGGGACGGCGCGGCAAAGAAGCGGCACATGGATGAAACCGAGGCATTCTTGCTGTTCAGCCAACTCAAAACCCTGATCCGCGCTGTTGACGGGGTTGCATCCTGGGTCGAGCGCAAAGGCCACAAGGAGCCGCGCACGCTGGCGAACGGTGTGATTCTCTACTGGCTGCACGACACATGCCAGCATTGCCATGGGCGTGGGCACGAGGTGATCCACGGCTCCCCGGTACTGGGCCGGCAATGCCGCAAGTGCGGCGGCAGCGGCAAGCGCAGCCCACCGGCTGGCGAGATGGGCAAAGCGGCGCTTAACATGATGGATGCGTGCATTCACGTCGCGCGCCATTCGATGAAGTTGCGCTTGCGAAACATGTTGTAGTACAATGCCCGCACCGATGGCACTGGCAACAAGTCGGCCAGTCGCGCGGTGAATTTCGGTCGAGTGGCCAGCCGTGAGCATGTAGCAGCGGCGGCAGATAGCGATGGCCTAGCTCGCCCTGAAGAAACCAAGCCCCTGCAGGCAACTGCCGGGGCTTTTTGCTTTGCCTCAAACCCGGCAAACACAACTGACCGGCCCAGCTCATAGGCCTGGGAACCACCCGGAAGGAAACGCCGGCTCCAGCAGCAGGTGAGCGGAACAGCTGCCACCATCCGCCCCCAGCAATAGCGCCTCCCCCTCCGGGCCGCTGGGTGGCGTGGTGGATTTAGGTTGACCGGACGAATTTCTTGCCAGGGATGCGTTCCGCGTGTTCGGCGAGCGCCTCAATAACGAACTGTTCCGGGTAGCTCATGACAACCGGCTTCCCGCCGTCGCGGTGGCCGACGGCCAGGTAATCGAGCCGGCGGCGGCTGATGCCGGTATTTGATGCAATCCAGTTCGTGCTGGCGTTAATACGGCCACGAAGTTCGAGGAAGTATTCTTTGGTCGGCCGGTGCTGGTTCGGGTTCGGGATCATTGAGCAGGTCTCCGTGGTATTCGGGCTTGGCGTACATGCGGCCCTTCGGGGTTACTTGGTAGCTGCCATCGGGCAGGATGTTGATCAGGCGCAACCTGACGTAGCTCTTGGGGTCGCCTTTCGGGCGTTCCCCGGCAAGAATGGCGTTCAGGAAGCGCATTCGGCGCTTCCATTCAGCGCGTAGGGCTGGCTGTACTGGCATCGTCGGCTTTCAGTGCGTCGCGCAGCGAACTGGTTTCGTTGAATGCGCGCATGGTTTTTTCAAGTGAGCGCAGTATGGCAAGCGAGGCCAGGGCGCTATCACTTTCGCCTAATGCGAAGCGCAGCGCGGCGGCTGCGGCGCTCAGGTGATCTGCTGCGGTGTCTAGGTGCGTCATTCGTCAATCTCGATTTGTTCGGTGTCAATGCCAGCATCCGAAACAGCGAACGTCTCTGTGTGGCCGCTCAGGGTGTCCCAGCTTTTGATTTCGATGGTGGCGCTGTTGCCCTCGGCGAGCTGAAATTCAGCGTCCGCTGCCCATGCGCGCAGCATGTCAGGTGTGAAGTGGTCGCGGCCTTTTTTGTGGCAACGGTCGAGGAAACCGGCGATCTCCTCGATGCCGGCGGCGTTGATGGTTCTGTTCGTGTAAGTGGTCATTTCATGGCTCCGGGTGCGCCCGGCTTGCGCCGGACTGGTTGGTTAAATAGTCGCATCGTCCAGGTATAAAAACCTGCCGCGTCGTGTAGCCTGCCCGTTGTGCAACAGGCCGTTGCGCTCCAGGTTCGCCACCAGGTGCGGCGCAAGCTGCCCGGCAATGGCGCGTTGAAGCTGGCGCTTGCGGGCGCTGGCGCGGCGTGCCATGGCATCGGCGGGCTTGGTATGGGCCGGGCATGCGCGCGGCGCTGCGGGCGTTACTGGTGCCTTTGGAGTCGAAATATCTGTGTGGCGCACCTGGGCAATTGCGGTTGCCACGCTGCGCGCATCTGGCGCGGTGGCCTTGGTGGCAATGGTGTACGCCACTGGTTCGGCCTGGGGCTTGATTTCGGGCGCCGTGGCGTCAAGCGTCACATTGTGCAGCGCGCACCATTCGGCCAGCACGTCGGGCGCCGTGGGCGTAGCGGCCAGTTTTTGCATGGCGTTTGCCCAGCTTTCCGGCGTGGCGCGCGTCTTTTCAGCAATGGCGCTTTCCAGCGTGCGCGAGCGGGTTTTGTACGAATTGCCAACTTTCAACCCGGTACGCGTGTCGGTCACGCTGTAGAAGCCGTTTTCCAGCAGTAGCAGCACGAACCCTTCTCCAATGTCAGGCGCTGGAACAGGGCAAATTGCCAGCATTGGGCCGTCTCTGAATTGGTAGGCACGGGCGCCGAGCTTTTCGCGTGCAATGCGTACTGCGCCTGCCAGGTCGCCATCTTGCATGGCTGCGCGGAAAACGGAAAGCGCGCCGGCAGGCCAGGTTACGGCGGCCGTTTTTTCGGCTTTGGGCTTTTGCCCGCCACCGAAAGCCGCCCAGTTCTTCAAAACCTTTGCAGCAGTTGCGCGCAAGTTTTTGTGCAGCACCTTCATGCGCAAACGGTCATGTTTGAATTCGTGCCAGGCCTCATCGGCCAGGTTTTCAAGCGCGGCGGCTTGCATGGCGTCATAGAGCGCGCGGGCGGTGGTGTCGGTGGTGTGAATCATGGTTTTCCTTTCGCGGCGCACGTAGGCGCTGCATTGGTTAAAAATCAGGCGTTGCGGCGCTTTGCGTAGCGTGCTTCGCGCTTCGCGGTGTTTTCTTGGCATCGAGCCAGTGCGGCCGGGTACAGTGGCGAATCGTCAAAAATTCGCACGGTGTCCTTGTCGAAATAGTCGGTCTGTGTGTCGGTGTGGTTTTCCGAGCTGCGCCCGAAAATCGGCGAAAGTGCGGCGCCGTAATCCTGGGCGTACAGTGTCACGCAGTCGCGCGAATCGTTGCACAATTTCCCGTGGCTATAGTGAACCTTGGCCTTGTGCTTGCCGTTGGTCACGTAGTGCGCCATGAAACGCACTTTCCCAACGAGCGCGGCCTGTTCGCTGGTGCGCGCAGCGCGCGCAACCTGGGCGGCGGCCTTGTCGTTTGCGGTTTTGAGCTGGTGCGCGGCTTCGAGCTGCGCCAGGTACGGCGCGCCGTGGAATTGCTTGTTCAGCACGTAAATTGGGCGAATTTTGCAGTTGAGGTAACGTTGGAATTCCTGCAGGTGTTCTTTCCAGCGGCGGCCGTCTTCCATCGTGATCGTGAGCATTTCGCCATCGGCGGCGGTGATTGCTCCCCGGCCACTTTCGCTGCTGTAGTTGCCGGGGTAGTCCAGTCCGAGCCCTACCAGGTCGGCGGTGGTGAATTCGCGGGTTTGCATGGCTTGCTCCTTATCCACGGTAAACGCCAGGGTCTACGGGGCCGCCCAAGTTGCAAGAGCGCATGCCACCAGAGGGCAGGCGTTCAGGTGCATCAATAGAGCCGAGTTCGTCGGAGAAAACGAGCAACGGTTCCATTGGGCCGAGTGCTTCTCGCCATGTGCTTTCTTGCGAATAACCCGAGCGCACCAGGTGGCGCGTGGTGAAGTGGTGTTTGTTGTCGGTCATTGTTTAACCATCCATTGCTTTTCGCGGCTCTACTGGGTCGCACCAGGTGGCGAGTCATTCGCCATGGGTTGAAATATACCACTGTTTTACCCATTGTGCGCAATAACCACGCAAAAACATCAACAATTAGGGTAAATCCCTATGCCTAGTGGCCAGTTTAATTATTCCGAGCTGCCGAAAAGTGACGTGACCATCGTCAGCTTCAGCGGCGGCAAGGACTCGCTGGCGACGTATCTTGAGGTGCGCGAACACTTCAAGCATGTGGTGCCGTTCTACCTGCAAGGCGTCCCAGATCTGGAGTTCATCGAGGACAACCTGCGGTATTACGAGAAGCTGATGGGCCGGCGCATCATCCGCTTGCCGCAGCCGAGGTTTTACGAGAAGCTGAACGACCTGATCTATCAGCCGCCGGACTACGACCGTCACCGTCTGATCTGGAGCTGGTGCTTGCCGAACCACACGCACGAGGAAATCCACGAAGCGGTGTGCAAGTGCGAAGGGCTCGATCCCGAGACGGTCTACACGGCCATCGGCCTGAAGATGGCAGACAGCATCCAGCGCCGCACCGCAATGGCGCGCAATGGCCTGGTGACGCATTCGCGCAAGAAGTATTACCCCATCGCGTACTACAGCAAGCAGGACGTGTTGGACAAGGTTGCCGGGGCTGGGTGGAAGCTGCCCAGCGACTATGGGTTGTTCAAAGACTCATTCGACGGGTTGCAGATTCGTTATCTGCTGCCCATAAAGAAGCACTTCCCGCGCGACTATGAGCGCATCCTGGCGTGGTTTCCATTGGCAGAAGCTGAAGTTCTGAGGTACGAAAGGTTCCAGCGTGGCGCTTAAACCATTGAAACAGCTTGGCGAGTTGAAGCCGCTGCTGCCGCACAAGCTGCCGGAGAGTTCGTTGCCGCCCGAGGCCAGCGACAACCCGGAAGACAACGCCCGCGCCGACCACATCGCCATGATGCGCGAGCTGCGAAAACAGCAAGAAGAAGCAAACGCTACGGCAAATGACGCCGGGTATTACTTTTGCGCCTACTTCCAGACCGGCGAGCAGTGCGAGCAGTTTTTGAAGGCTGTCGGCACCAGCGGCGGCGGAATGTTCGTAGATGGGCTTGAACTGGCCGAAAAGCTGGGTATCAGCTTGACCGAGCGCACCGTGAAATACAAAACCGGCACGCTCGACAAGAAGTGCGCCGCCCTGGCGCGCAAACCGGGTGAAAACCCATAACCACCGAAAGGAACGCATCATGCGTGGCATCTCTCGTTCGACCGCTGGCGCAATGGCAAACGCCACCGCTCTTTACAACTCTGGTAGCCGTCGTGGCCGCGCCTACACCCGTGGCGCAAACGCTGCGATCCGTGCTGGCCGCGGCGGCATGGCCGCCCACCGCGCCGGCCTGCGCTCCGCTGGGGATAGCTGATCGTGGCAACGCCCAGAAAGAGAAAGCCCAACGGCAAACTTGACACTGGGCGCCCCACCGACTACCGCCCGGAGTATTGCGAGCGCGTCATTGAGATGGGCAAACTTGGCTTCACGAAAGCCATGATGGCTCGTGACCTTGACGTTGCTCGCATGACGTTGGACAACTGGGCCGGCGAGCACAAAGACTTTTTGGACGCTATTACGCGCGCACGAGATTTGGCACTCGCGTTTATGGAGGAGAAAGGGTTGAACGGGCTTGATATGGCTGGGTTCAATTCAAGCCTTTACGCCAAGCTGATGTCTGGAATGTTTCCTGGCGACTACAGTGAACACAAGAAGGTTGAAGTGACTGGCAAGGACGGCCTGCCTTTGCAGCAGATCGCACCGGTCATCATCATTCAAGCGGATGAAACTGAAACTGAGCCAGGCGCAGCGTAATTTCGCTGGCAGCAAGGCTCGGTTTCCTTGTTTTTGTGGCGGATTTGGGAGTGGCAAGACTTTCGCGGCGATTCTGCGCGCGGTTGCCTTGAAAAGCCAGTGCGTTGGACAGAACGTCGGTTATTACTTGCCCACGTATGGCCTTGTGAACGACATTGCGTTTCCGCGCTTTTCCGAGGTGCTCGATTCGTTTGGCGTCAGTTTTAGAATGGTGAAGTCGCCAGACCCGTATATCGAGGTGCCGGACTGGAAGGGGCGGTTCATCTTCCGCACCATGGACAACCCGGCGCGCATCATCGGTTACGAGGTGGCGCACAGTGTCTGCGATGAACTGGACACGCTGACGGCAGACAAGGCGCGCGATGCCTGGAACAAAATCATCGCTCGCAACCGTCAGAAGTGCGGAATGCCGAACACGGTGGCCGTCGCTACAACGCCAGAGGGGTTTCGGTTCGTCTATGACCGCTGGCAGAAGAACCCGACGCCTGACTATGTTTTGTATCGGGCTCGCACCGAGGACAACGCCGCGCACTTGCCTGACGGCTACATAAACAGTTTGCGCGAGACGTACCCGTCAAACCTGCTGGCCGCGTACCTTGAGGGCGAGTTCGTCAACCTGGCCGCCGGCAGTGTTTACCCCGAGTTTGACCGCACCCTGAATGCCAGTGGCGAGACGGTGCAACCTGCTGACGTGTTGCACGTTGGCCTTGATTTCAACGTGACACGAATGGCCGCTGTGATTCACGTCCTGCGGGGCGATGAGCCGCACGCTGTTGATGAGATCGTGAACGGGTTTGATACCCCGGCCGTGATTGCCATTTTGAAAGACCGCTATCCGAAGCATCGGATCATGGTTTACCCGGACGCATCGGGTGGTTCGCGCCGTTCGGTGCAAGCCAGCCAGTCTGATTTGAGCTTGCTTCGCGCGGCCGGTTTCCGCGTGTGCGTGAACTCGACCAACCCAGCGGTGAAAGACCGTGTGCTGTCGGTGAACGCCATGCTGCATAAGGACGGCAAGCGCCGCTACAAGGTGAACCCGCAAATGTGCCCGAACCTGGTCGAGTGTTTGGAAAAACAGGCTTACGATAAGAACGGGGAGCCTGACAAGTCGGCTGGGTTCGACCATGCGCTTGACGCGGCTGGTTACTTCATCGCCTACCGCTATCCGCTGGTTCGCCGCACCGCGTCCGTCCAACCATTCCGCATGTAACCCATGGCCCTGCAAGTCAATCAACGCTCACCTGCCGTCGAGGCCATGGCCCGCGAGTGGCCAGCCATCGATGCGCTGATGGGCGGCACGTCGGCCATGCGTGCGGCCGGGAGGACGTTCCTGCCGCAACAGCCGCGCGAGGACAGCGAGGATTACCGCTATCGGCTGGACTGCGCGACGTTGTTTCCAGCCTTCGCGCGCACCGTGGGCGTGATGGCGGGCAAGCCGTTTTCAAAGCAGGTGCAACTGGCCGATGACGTTCCTGCAAGGCTGGTGCAACTGGCCGAAGACATTGATGGCGAGGGCCGCAGCCTGCACGTTTTTGCCGCCGATGTGATGCGTGAGGTGATGGCCTACGGGATTTGCGGCGTCCTGATCGATAGCACAAAGGGCAGCGTAGAGAGCACCCCCGAGCGCCTGCCATCGGCGGACGACATTGCAAAGGCTGGCATTCATCCGTACTGGGTTCACGTCCACCACAAAGACATTCTCGGCTGGCGGGCTGAAAAACAGGACGGCGGCCTTGTGCTGACGCAGCTTCGTATCGCGGAGACGGTCGAGGTTGCGGATGGCGAGTACGGGACAAAGACCGTCAATCGCGTTCGGGTGCTGACGCCTGGAACTTGGGCGCTGCATCAACTGGGCGAAGATGGCAGATACACGGTGATTGAAGAAGGCGTTACGCCCTTTCAAGAAATCCCGTTCGTACCCTTCTACGGCGCGCGCACCGGCTACCTGCAGGGCGCTTCGCCATTGGCAGACCTGGCGCACCAGAACATCAAGCACTGGCAGCATCAAAGCGATCAGGACGATGGCGTCAGGTTTGCCCGCAAGCGCCTGCTGGTGTTCTCGGGTGTGACCGATGGTGAGGTGTCGGAGCCTACCGCAGGAAGCGCCTACGCGCTACGTTTCGACAGCCCAGACGCCCGCGTGGTGGTGGTGCAGGGTTCCGCCGAATCGGTGTCGGTAGGCCGCAGTGAGTTGCAGGCGATGGAGGCGCAGATGATCCAGACCGGCGCCGAATTGCTGGTGTCGCAGCCTGGGCAGCGCACGGCCATGGAGGCGTCGATTGATGCTGAGGCGAACAAATCGCAGTTGCAGCGCATCGTGGAAACGTTTGAGGACTCGTTGGAGCAGTGCATGCAGTTCACGGCCGCTTGGATTGGTGAATCGAACGGTGGCAGCGTGGTGCTCTTCAAGGACTTCGCGGCGGGCAGCCTGAGCGATGCATCGGCGCAGCTTGTGATTGCCATGCAGCAGGGCGGGCTGGTGACCAAGGCCACTGCCATCCGGGAAATGCAGCGACGCGGCGCGCTGGTGGCAAACCTGGTGCCCGAGGAAGAATTGGCGGCGGTGGAGGAAGAAGGCCCGGCGCTGGGCTTGGTGGGCGATGGCAAGCGCGAATGAGTGGCTGTTGGAGGAATCGATCCGCCATGCGCTCGATCTTCGCCAGTACGAAAATGGCATCGTTCGCCGCCTGATCGCGGTACTCAATCGCACCGACTCGCGGCTGTTCGCAGAGCTGACCGAGAAACTAGAGCACCTGGGGCCGGACAGCTTCAGCGTTGAACGCCTTGATGCGCTGCTGGCCAGCGTCCGGGCGTTGAACACCGAGGCTTTTGAAGCGGTGCAACGCGAGCTGACGCAGACGCTGAAGGAATTCACTGACAGCGAGGTGGCGTATCAGCGGCAGATGCTGGTGACGGCCTTGCCGGTGCAAGTGTCGGTGGCCAGCGTTTCGGCCGAGAGCGTCTACGCTGCCGCGCTGGCCCGGCCGTTTCAGGGCGTGCTGCTGCGCGAAGTGTGGAAAGACCTGGACGCCCAGCGTATGAAGCAGGTTCGCCAGACGATTGCGCAGGGGTTTGTCGAAGGACGAACCACGGCACAGATCATTCGAGACTTGCGTGGCACACGGGCGAAGGGCTACGCCGATGGGCTTGTCAACCGCTCGCGCCGGGATGTTGAGTCGGTGGTTCGTACCGCCATGGGGCATTACGCCGGGTTTGTGGCGGATCGTTCAATGGAGGCCAATGGCGATCTGGTCAAGGCGGTGATGTGGGTCAGCACCTTGGATTTGAGAACAACCCCGGCCTGCCAGGCACGCGACGGAAAGCAATACACGCCTGACACGCACAAGCCGATTGGGCATTCTCTACCGTGGGGGCAAGGGCCGGGGCGCTATCACTGGAATTGCCGAAGCCACCAGGTGCCAGTCACGAAAAGCTGGCGTGAGCTTGGTGTTGACATGGACGAATTCACGCCGGAATCGAGGGCCAGCATGGACGGCCAGGTGCCGGCTGAAACCACGTATCAGCAATGGCTGGCGAAGCAATCGGCAGCCCGTCAGGATCAGGTGCTTGGACGGACGCGCGGGCAGTTGCTGCGCGCCGGCAAGTTGCCGCTGGAGCGCATGTACGACAACAAGGGCGCGTTCATCTCGCTTGAAGAGTTGCGCAAGCGGGATGCTGAGGCTTTCAAACGTGCGGGTCTGTAGCACAATGCCTGGGTGTCTCGCCTTCGCCTGATCGACAAGGCCCCGCCCACTGCAAAGCAGGCGGTGATTGAGCGCGTGAAGGCCATGCCGAACCCGCGCCAGGAGCTTCAATGCCCGCGCTGCGGGTGCCGGACATACGTCACCGTGCGCAATGGCGCCACCTTGTCGGGCGGCGCGTTGAAACACGGGACATTGATCGAGCGGTGCGTGTGTGCGCACTGCTACAAGCAGGGCATCACGCAATCGCTGATGCCGGTTGAGTTGAAACGAATCTAGGCCACCAGGCCACACCCAACAAACCCGCTCGGAGCGATCCGCGGCGGGTTTTTTCATTGCCCAAAACACGGAAGTCGGAGTAGGGCGCGCCGCGCGGAAGCGCACCATCGCCGGGGCGGAAGCCTTCGGAATCTCAAGGAACCACAAATGCCATTCAAGTTCACCCCCGAAGGCCAAATCGTCACGCAGGAAATCAACGGCCAAAAGCTGCCGGTATTCGTCCACGCCGATGGGAAGGAAGTCCCGTTCGATGCGGACTCGGCGCTGGGCAAGATCAGCCAGCTAAATGGCGAGTCGAAGCAGCATCGTGAGGCCAAGGAAGCGGCCGAAACGGCGCTCAAGGCATTCGAGGGCATCTCCGATCCGGCGGCTGCTTTGAAGGCGCTGGCCACAGTCAAGAACCTGGACGACAAGAAGCTGGTTGACGCCGGCGAAGTCGAAAAGGTCAAGGCCGAGGTGCAAAAAGCGCTTGAGCAGCAGTACGAGCCGTTCAAGACCAAGGCGGAAGCATTGGAGGCCCAGTTGAACCAGCACCTGATTGGTGGTGTGTTCTCGGGCTCCAAGTACATCGCCGAAAAGTTCGCGGCCCAAGGGCCTGCGGGGGTGGAAATCGCCCGCGCGCTCTTCGCGAGTCGTTTCAAGGTCGAGGACGGCAAGGTGATTGCGACGGACGCGACGGGCAACAAGCTGTATTCCCGTATTCGCCCCGGTGAAGTGGCAGAGGGCGACGAGGCGATTGAGCTGCTGGTGGATGCGTACCAACACAAGGGCGCAATCCTTCGCGGCGCAGGCGCTCCTGGCTCTGGTGCGGGATCGAGTGGCGCAAGTGGTTCTGGCAGTAACGGTGGCTCAAAGATCATGAAGCGGGCTGATTTTGAAGCCCTTGACCCGGCCGCTCGAATGGCCGCGTTGAAGGCTTCGCCTCAGATCGTCGATTGATTCGACTCTCTCCGATATTCGGCCCGCTGTTGCGGGCTTTTTCAATTGAAAGGAGCCTTAAATGGCCAATACCCTGACCGGGATCATCCCGACCCTGTACGAAGCCCTGAACACCGTTTCCCGCGAAATGGTGGGCTTCATCCCTGCGGTGCGCCGCGACTCGAACGCCGAACGCGC